GTTTCCGTAACTCTTGGTTTATGCACCCAAGATGTTGTCTACGCGGAACAAACGGTAGTATTGGTTTGTCTTCGCTGCCGCAAGACCGTCTGCTGGTGTTGCACCGACGAATGGGTTTGACGCCATGCCGTAGCGAGTTTTGAAGCCAATTTTTGGCTGGAATGTTTCTTCCCCAACCGCACGTACCATTGTTAGTGGAACGTATGGGCAGTAGAATACGCCAGCGTCATAAGGGTTAGTACCTTTATAACCAACTGTGATGTAATCAACAGTTGCATATGGGTCGATGTATACGCGAGTACGACCGTTTAGAACACCTGCAAATGTGTTGCCTGTGTCATCAACGTTCAAGTTTGTTGCCAACGCTGGAGCGTAATCCAACATACCTGTTGCAGACAATGCAGAAGCAACGTCTGAAGAAGTGATGATGAAGTTACCACGTCCGCGGCGTGTTTCTTTTGCGATTGTGTTCGCTTCACGCTCTAGTTGTACGATCAAACCTTTGAACTTCTCAACTGACCAACGACCGTCTGCATCTGTTTGCAAGTCGAAGATACCGTTAACAGCTGTGTTAGTTGTTAGAGCACCTGTTTTCGCTTGTGAGTTGATTGTACGAATTACTTCGCGGTTGATTTCAGCTAGAATCTCAGTTGACAAGATGTTTGCCAATTCTGATTCTGCATCAAGACCATGAATTGCTTTCAAGTCTTGTGCTAGTTCTAGGCTGTACTCTGCTTTCAATGCACGGCTTTTCGCTGTGACTGTTGCTTTCTCAATGGTGAAACCCATTTCGTTGAAGCTTGATGCAGGACCGGCACCTGTTGAACCTAGACCTTCAGCAGAAGCTGTTGGCATCGCCCCACCGGCTAGGCCAGTTGCACGATCATCGTCTGCAGATGAGTCTGAGTCAGTTGCGCCTGCTAGGCCTGAACCGTCAGCTGGCTGTGAGAAACCTGAATCGCCTGAGAAGCCTGTGTTTGCTTCGTTGAATAGCGCTTCAGTGTTTCCAGTTGAACCACCGTCGTAGCGTGATTTCATTGCAAAGATCAAGCCTGTTGGGCCTGACATTGGCTGAACACCACATACGTCGTATGCCATCATGTTTGGCATTGCACGGCGAACTAATGAAATCAGAATTGGATTCCAGTTAGCTGCTGAAGTTGTGTTGTTTCCAGGTACTGCTTCAGCGATCATGCCTTGCTCTGCAAGTGCTTTCTCTTGGTTTTCTAGAACGATTGCAGTAACTGCTTTACGATGGGCATCTTTGATGCTACCAGCTGATTCTTCATTAAGAACTGGCGCCCATTTTTCCATCAATTGATTTGCATTAACATTAATTTCCATTTTGGACTTCCTTATTTAGATGTTTTGCGAATAGCTGTTAAGTATTGTGCCATTGACTCGTTGATTTCAACTGCGTCTGCTTCAGAATCATCTTCTGATTCTTCTGCTACAACTGATTCAACTGCGTCTGATTTGAAATATGATTCTTTCAAAGTTGCGATTTTTGTCGCAAACTCTTCAGGTCCTTCAAACTCAACACTTTCAGCTAATGATTCTAGTTTAGCAACTTGAGTTTCAGCCAAATCTTTTGAAGCTTCACGAATGATGTCTTTACGCACTAGTTCTTCTAGTGCTTCTTTCATTTCGATATTCTTCTCAGTTTGTTTGTTAAGCTGTTCTTCAAGTTCCTTAACTTCGTCTGCTAGGTCGTCAACTAGGTCGACTTTAGACTCTGGCACTTCGATATAAGATTCAGTGAATAGATCTTTCAATGAATTCATGAACCCTTCTGCAATCTCAGCACGTAGTCCAGATTGGATAGCAAGTTGGTTTTCTTCCATCCAGTTTTCAACAACGTAGTTTAGGTAGTTGTCGACTTTCTCTACGAGATCTTCTTTTGTTCTTGTGATCTCTTCTTCCAGCTCTTGAGCATACTGCTCTTCAAGACGCTCTACTGCTTCACCAACTTTTGAATTGATGGCTGCTTCAAAGATAAGCGCTGCTTTATCTTTAAAACCTTCTGAAAGAGTTGCCTCTTCAGAAACCAATGCTTCCAAATCGTCAGAGAAGTCGTATGCTTCTTTAGGCTGAGCACCAGCATCTTTTACTGATGCAGTTGCTTTTTCTGGATCACCAGCAGATGCTTTTTGCATTGCATCGCCACCAGTTTTATCGCCTTTGCGCTTTGTTGCAGTTTTACCTGCACCTTCAGCGGATTTGACAGACGCTACTGATTGTGATTCAGCATTCTTAGGATCGTGAGCCTGAGCTTCTTCAATCTCAACTTCGTTGTTTTCGATATCGAGCTCAAGATCCTGGTCTTGGATTTGATCAGTCATACTTGACTCCTTACATTTTTTGTTTTATCAACGAGAGGAAATTTTTAAACTCACGAACCTGTGTCTCATAGAGGTCAGTGCGTGATGCTGTTTTAATTTCAGTCTCCATTTTTTCAATTTCACGAGCTTCAATAACACCGTTATTCCAAATCCATTCAACACCTTCCATAATTCCATTAACAAATGCATCAGGTGCAGATGGATCCTGTACAATGTCTACTGTGTTAAGAAGAAAATCATCTTTAACATACATTGCACCGTTACGCTGCTCGAGAGTTCCCATACCACGAGTCGAAACGCCTAGTTGAACACCACCATCTAATAAACCTTTTACGATTTTACCGTTTGGAGTGTCTAGGATAAGCGCTTTACCCATCACATTATTTCCGTCCCAATTGAGTTCAGTAATGCGATGAGATACTTTATCCAAATTTACAGTCGGACCATCAGGATGGTTTAATTCTCCAACTGCACGTTTGGTATTAACTTGTTCTGTAACGTATTTATCAACAGCCTTTTCCATAATTGGCTTAGGATATATTCTGCCGTTACGATTTTTACCTTCAGCTTGAGCAAAA